GAAATTGCTTCTCGTCCTGAGATACAAAAGCATATCAAGAAACTTTCTAATACTGGTGGATCTACCAGAGTCCCTTTGGATAATCTAATTCCATTGGACATCAGGTTGCAATACAAGATCACTAGATCCTGGGACCAAGAGTTCCTATCTAAAGTAAAGAAAGACATCCCTAAGAATCTATTCCCATTCAAGACACACTACGTTGAAGATACGGCCTTTTCTAAAAAGGTTATGGAAGAGAATCAAGATGTATACGACAAGATACAAGAGGGATTACAAACCAAGATCAATGAAAGACCTTACATACAATTCATAGATCCATTGAAGGGAGATAAGAAATGAGTTTATTAGATACAGTAGAGACAGGAATTAAAGTGCCAACATTAAAGATCAATGTGTCCGGGACTAACGGCATCGGTAAAAGTACCTTTGCTTCACAAGCACCTAGACCAATATTTATTAAGACAGAGGATGGAACAAACTTTATTGATGTACCATCTTTTCCCTTATGTAAAAGCTATGACGATGTATTGAAACAAGTCTCTACATTGTTACATGAAGAACACGATTACAAGACCTTAGTCTTTGATACAACTGATTGGGCTGAAAAACTTATACAACAAAAAGTTTGTCAGAATCATTCAGTCAAATCAATAGAGGCTTTAGGTTTTGGTAAAGGATACACAGAGGCAGCAGAGCTATATCGTTCACTGCTGGCAATGTTTGATGACATTGGAAGTAAGAGAAAGATGAACATCGTCTTGCTATCACATGTATCCATAAGAACTTTTAACGATCCTGAGAGAGAACCTTATGATCGTTGGGAATTGAATCTACACAAGAAGGTATCAGCAATGATAAAAGAATGGGTGGATTTTAATCTGTTTGCGAACTACGAAGTTACAACTCGTACTAGTGGACAGGGCTTTAAAGAAATAACCAGAGGCGTGTCTTACGGCAAGCGGAAGTTGTTTCATAAATATGCAGCCTCGTTTGATGCTAAGTCTAGAGTTGATTTGGGTACCCTCCCATTAGAACTAGAATGGAGTGCCTTCATGACTGCTTTAAAAGAATCATTAAAATCTAAAACAGGAGTAAAAAAATGAGTGATTTTGAAATTAATTTAACTGACGTAGAAGAACTTGATACGAGTTCAATAGGTCCCATGCCAGCTGGTGATTATGAAATGGTTGGTCAAACTTGGGAAGCCAAGAAGAGTAAGGCCAACAATCATAGGATGATCAATATAACTTTTGAAGTTGTTGGTCCTCAGTATGCTGGCAGAAAAGTTTGGGAGAACTTTATGCTTGAAGGTAACGGCTTGAACGTATCTAAAAGCAAGATCCGTAACTGGAGAAAAGCTATGGGATTAGATCCTGATGTAGAGAACTTCAACCTTGAAGCTCTTGAGACCATGATGAACGTGCCTTTCGATGCCTCTCTTAGAATAGAAGAGGGTAGAGATAAGGGTGACGGAACTAAATGGGATGACAAGAATGTTATCGCTAAGTTCAATCCTAAAGGTGAATCTACACCAGCACCTCAGAAACTAACACCTGTCCCGGAAGCACCTGTCGAAGCTGTCGCATCTACTGATGACGATGACGATGGGTTTGATTGGGACAAGTAAAAGAATTTCATCGCAGAGTTACATTAACAGGTCAACTTTGTTAGGAGAGAGGGACTCTGTGATGAGATAACCGAGCGAGTAGCTGATGCTCTCAATGACCTGAGTAATGCTTCGCTACTCCTCGCCTTCATTATTATAACGTATATGATAATGTGTTAATAATACACAAGGAAAAACATGGAAGAAAATTTTATAAAACTCTTAGATAAGAGAACATCAGATCTAGTGATGCAAGACCTAGCCAATTGTATTGATGGCTGGAGCAAGCTTGAGATGGATTCTGAAACCACAGTCGTTACGCTTTTACAGTTTACTGTAGAGCTAATACTAAGACACTCAGACAATACCTTTGATGCTATGGGTCTTATATCCGGAGTGATTCTAGAAAAACTAGAAAACAATGAGATTGACCAGGATCTTATGCAAGCCTTCTTTGACTTCAATGAATCACAGAATAGTTCAGTTCATTAATGAAACTAAGATACTACCAAAGGGATGCAATAGATTCCCTACACCATTGGTTTGAAACCAAACCATCTAACGAACATGCTTTAATTGCATTACCCACCGCAGCCGGGAAGACGATTATCTTCTCTCACTTCATTAAAGAAGTGTTGGCTAAAGATCCTGGAGCTAGGTTTATTGTCTTAGCACACAGAAAAGAATTAGTAGATCAAGCAGAAAAGAAACTTAAGTCTGTATGGCCTGATGCCCCGGTTGGAGTATTAGCAGCTGGACTGAAACGCTTTGAGCATGATGCACAGATATTGATAGCCAGCAGAGATACATTGGCTTCACCCAAAAGACTAGCCAAGGTTGGCAAGTTTGACTACATGATTATAGATGAGGCACACAACGTACCGCCTACATCACACACCAGGTATCAAAAGATTATCACTGAGTTATCTGATCGTGGAGACATGAAGGTTATGGGTTGTACTGCAACACCATACAGAATGGGTCAAGGATACATATACGGCAAGCGTAAGGATCATTTCTTTAAAGGTCTAGCCTATACCGTATCTATCCCAGAATTGATCAGAGAGGGCTTCTTATGTAGGCTCTCTGCCTATGCCGTAAACGACAAGGCTATTATCGATGCCGGTTCAGTCAGCTTGAAGTTTAAGAATGGAGACTTCAGAGAGAAAGAACTAGAAGAAGTGGCTATGGTAGATGAGACCATAGTAGAGGTGGTAAGTGATTGGATTGATAACGCTTACACCAAAGGCAGAACGGCAACAGTATTCTTCTGTGTATCAGTCTTACATGCTGAGAAGATGACACAGTATCTAAAGCAGTATGGTATCAGCTCCGCTGTTATTACCGGGGAGACACCTAGCAAGGAGCGTAGTCAAACGCTTGCTGACTTTGAGTCTGGCAAAATCCATGCGCTTTGTAACGTTGGTGTCCTGACAGAAGGATGGGATGCCCCCAGAACAGACTGCATAGCATTACTTAGACCAACACAAAGCGTAGGACTGTACGTGCAGATGTGCGGTAGAGGGATGAGGATCCACGAAGATAAGAGCAACTGCTTGCTTCTAGACTATGGAGAGAACGTTGCTAGACATGGATGCTTGGATGAAGTCTCGCCCGGAGCTACTGAAAATAGATACCATCCTAAGATATGTGCATCTTGTAATACGATCAACTCACCATCAGCTAAAGAATGTATTGAATGCGGACAAGTCTTTGAGGCAAAAGAAACTAAGTCTCTGTGGACTAAGAAAGAAAGAGAGGTGGCCAGAAGAACCAAAGCAGAGAAACAAGCTGTGCTTTCAGATGAGAGGGCTAAGTCTAAGCCAGTCTTCAAACCTGTTACAGATATCTATGCTACGGTTACTAAGTCTAAGAACGGCAGTGATTACTGTCAGGTGATCTTTACAGTAGGCAATGAGTTCTTTCCTAAGAAGATGCCACTTATGTTTGGACACCCTACCGCACACAACATGGCGGTGCGTAAATGGAAGAAGATTACCAATGAATGGGGATCTCCCAAGCAAGCCTGGATGGCTGCCGAATTAATAAACAATGGAGCCTTTGACTCTATATCTGAGATAGCTGTACAAAAACAAGGTCAGTATGAGAATGTCATTGGTATCAGAAACAAAAAGAATGAGAGAATAAAGTTATGACAATCGTTCATGAACTACTAGATCAAGTTGAATTAGATGAAGAACAATACCAAAGATTCTATTTAGGTATCAGTGGCATTGGTAATCCTAACCAGCGTTTAGTCTGGATGCGTTACCGTTGGTTGATGCCAAATGATTGGGAGCCTAGAGTCCTACGTCTATTAGACCTAGGTAACGTAGTAGAAGATGATCTTATTAAGAAGCTCAGAAAGATACCTGGTGCTTCGATCTATGACGTAGATAAGAACGGTAAGCAGTTTGAAACTAAAGCCCTAGGAGGGCACGTTAAAGGCCATATAGATGGTGTAGCAAGTAATCTTCCGGGACTAGACCAAGACAACCCATATCTATTAGAGTTTAAGACAGCTAACGACAATCGCTTTAAGAACCTAAATAAGATAGGAAGCTATTGTGAATGGTCCGATGAGTACGCTGCTCAGTTACATTTATACATGGGCTTCTTTAAGTTTAAACATGCCATAGCTATCGTCTACAACAAGAACAACTCAGACTTATATACTGAGATCGTAGAGTTTGATAAGAATCTTTTTGATGCTTTGATTGAGAAAGCTAAGAACGTTCTGCTATCTGAGTCACCACCAGAGAACTACATACCTGAGACTGACTATCGCATCCGCAGTTACATGACCCCGGCTCAACAAGCTTCTTACTTGGGTAGAGCATTGCCCGCGAAGATCCACTGTCGCTCATGTCGGTTCGCAAAAGTAGATATAAATAAGAAAGATGCTCACTGGCATTGCACTCAGCACGATAAGAAGATCAGCACAGACCGTCAGACTAAAGGATGCAATCGTCACAATTACATTCCAGAACTAATACCGGCTACGCTTGTAGAACAAGATGCAGACATCGTTGTGTATGAGAAGGATGGCTTTAGATTCGTTAACGTACCAGCTAACAAACACTCTGAAGACAATAACTTTTATTCTAGTGAAGAACTAATACAAGTGGTCAACTCCGGGTTCCCTATGGATATACTGAAGAAAGCTGAGTGGATTAAGAAATGCCTACAAGGAACGATAGTAAAGATTAAGCCTTGGGTTGAGACGGGAGTTCCGTTTTAGTTATCTGTAGCTCGCACCTTGGATTGTCCTTATCCACACCACCAAATATATACACCACTTGTTTGACTTGATTGAAGCTGTCATCCTCCAGGATCTTAGCTTTGACCAAAGCATCACACGCAAACTTATCTATGATAGAACAAGGGTTACTTATATCCAGTCTTCTGTTGCTTCTAGCATAGTAGGTGTAGGTTAGAGTTACCGGCTCAGAGAAACTATCAAAGCCCTCTAGCCTAGGTACAAGGTTATCTGAATAAATTCTTTTAGCTGTAGATAGTACCCGGTAATGAGCGTTGCGGTAGTTGTTGAGGTTGAGAATGAACTTCTTATTTTTTGAGTAGAAGACTTCTAGTGGTAGATCTATTTCCAAGCTTAAGGTTTTCCTGTAAGAATTTTATTCAGTTCCTCCTGTCTGAGAACATCTGATGCTCTTGTTGCTGAAGGACGTGTAGATTGTACTCCAGGATCTACAAATTGTCCTTGTAAACTTTGACCTGTTAAATTTGCTTCAGTTAAAGCAAGATCTAATTCTGGAACTGGTTGAGCAGCTTTTCTTTCTGTGCTTTGTAAAGCAAGATTGAGAACATCTTCGTTAATTTGACTTGGATTAAACAAGCCTTGCATAACCATGTCTCTGTTGGCTACTTTAGCAACCTTCAGTTGTTCATCTATTTCATATTCTTTTAACCCAAGCTTTCTTGCGTCTTCTATAGCTGTGTAAAGTGTTCTTAAAGAACTGTATCTATCTTTATTAGTATTGATATAACCTTGAATAAATTCTTCTGCATCTCTTTCATTGCTAGATCTTAATAGTCTGTTGTATTCATTAGTCGTTTCTCTTATGGCTCTTTTAGCTTCAGCTGCTTTGTAATAAAGAGATCTATCAATTTGTGGTTTGATTACTTTTATTCCAGAAAAAGCAGAGACCATTGTTTCTGCAACATCAATAGGTTTACCTCTTGGAGAGATTACACCTTTTGTTCCGGTCCCTAATGAAGCAACTGCTGTAATAAAATCTTTTGGTACAATTTGAACACCATCCGCATCAGTTTCAAATCTAATAGGTGTTAAAGTTGGAGCTACAGCATTAAAAGAATGAAGCATTCCTTTCATTACTTTTTCTCCAGTTTGATCTGACTCATTATAAATAATTTTACCGGTTGCTGTTTTGCCTTCATATGCTTCTTTTAAAGACGCTGCTCCTAAACTCGTAGATAAAAAAGGATCAGTTAATTCACCAAGTGCTCCAAAGGATGAATTAGTTAATATATTCATTAAGTTTGCTTCGTTTCTTTCTCCTTCAGATATAGCATTAAATATAGCTTTAGCTGGTCTTTGTAAGAAATCATAAGGGTTGGTATAACTAAAGTTATATAGGCCTGTAATGTTACCAGCAGCATCAGTACCGGTTGGAATCATAGTAGCTGTTTTTTCCCAAGGTGCAGCAAAAGATCTTTTGTAAGCATCTAGTTGTTCTTGATCAGCCCCGGTCATCGCTAAAGCTGTAGCAGTTAACCCAGCTGGAACACCGACAGTTGTTGTTACAGCACCAGCTATTCTTCTAGCACCTACTTTCTGCAACTCAGCACTGTTACTTGCAAGTTCTTTAATTCCTCTTTCTAAAGTATTAACTGTATTTCTAATAACTTCAGCAGGAAATGCAGTAAAGTTACCTATGACTGGAATATATTTTAATTCTTTTACTATCTCTGGAACTCTTGAGTAAGTAGGTGTTACGTTTAATGCTATGTCAGCAGCTTCACCTTTAATAAATTTATCTAAAACATTATCACCAGCAGCCTTTAACTTACCAACATTAATAACAGGTTGATTGTTTTCTAGCGTTATAAGTTTTTGTATGTCTGGGTCAGACATATTTTTACCAGAAGTTATTGGAAGCACTGTGTCATCTGTAGAATTAACTATAACTTTTGAAAGTTTTGATTGTTCTCCACTCCAGTTAATTAACCTAGCAGCGTTGTCTGATCCTGTGTAAGCTCTCTCTGCAATGCCAAGTGGTCCTTCCTTTACCCTAGTCATGATCTCGCCTATGGGTTTTGCTTTTAATTTTCCTAAGACTTCTATGTTGTTTGTTGAATAAGCAGCAACATCACCAATCTCTTGTAATTGAGTACCTCTACCCACCATTAAATTATATTCAGATGCTTCTTTTATTTGATCAGCAAATTTTGTTTTAGCTTTAGGATCAAATATTCCAGCAAAGGCTAACTTAAAATTCTTTCCAAAGTTACCGCTAGGTCCCAAGTTACCATTCATCATGGCCATAAACGGCACACTCGTATTGTTTCTTATTTGAGCAGTTGGACCAAGTATTGTTTTACCGTATTGAGAAATAGCTTTTAACCCTAAAAGTCCTTGATATGTTTTTTGTAACGGAGTAGGAATATTGTTTAACCATTGGGTGGTGGTTTCATTTAAAGCATCATGAAAAACTTTTGGTGCGTAAGTATCTTTTAACGATCCTACATCTTTTCCAAATTTAAAATACTTAACTCCATTAATTGTAGTTTGATTGGGTAAGGATTTTATTTTACCTTCTTTTAATTTTTGAACTTCGGCTGGAAAAAACTCTTCAGCATTTTTTAAAAATGATGTTCTACCTGTTGTTTCAGCTGTATCATTTATCAATCTTATTTCTTCAAATGCTTTGGATCTTCCAGCTAATGCACCAAGCTTAGACATAGTTTCTGAAGCAGCAACTGTTTCATCTTGTAATGCTTTCTTCCAGTCACCGGGTTTAGAGTAATCAAGTGCAGTAACTTCTCCCATAGCCTTTCTTACTGCTGGTAAGTTTTTAAGATCTTTGCCTTGAAGCATGCCAAAAGTTATACCTCCAGCAAACATCTCTGGAGTTTGATAAGCTTCTTTAGCTTGCCCTGGATTTGTTAAATCAAAAAAAGCATTCTCTGCAGCATTTTTAGATCCAAGCCCCGGAATTTTATCTTGAATTTCTCTAATGGCTGCGTCTTTTAATTCAGATGGAACTTTGTAATTAGAATCTAATATAGCTCTGTACGTTGTTGTTCCATACAATCCAATGTTTTCACCAATAGCCTCTCTTAAAGCTGGCGGTATAAATAATCTAGTAAACGTTTGCTTTGAATCACTAAAGTCATAAATTAATTGTTGTTCTTGTTTGAATGCTCCTTGATTTCTTTTTAAAACTTCAGATATTTTATTATCAAAATCTACTGACACTTTACCTGTATCTTTATTTATTTTTGTTATTCCTAATGCCTCATAATCAATTTTATTTCCAGACCCTTCAAAACTTTCAATAATTTTCATAGCATCATTTTGATACTGATTCATTTTATTTTTCTTTGCTGTGCCTACAAGTTCAGGAAACTCTCTTTCTACTGCTATTAATGGTGCACGATAAGTAGCTATAGCTTTAGTAATTTTAAAAGCATCTTCATCATTTAGTCTTCCACCAGCAGATGCTGCTGATTCTAATGTTTGTCTAATTCCTTTCATTGAATCATTAATAGGATTAACAAGATTGGCTGTGTATAACATCTTAGCTTGCATAACATCTGCTATAAGCTTGTTATTAGCTGCCGTTTGTTCGTACTTACCACCGTACCTAAAGAACTTTTTAATGTAATCATAAGAACTTTTATCTGCTTTAGAAGCCATAGCCACACCTTGAGATCCATCTCCTATAGTTGCTTTAGCTAAAGCTCCCATATAAGGAGCAGCTAAATCTAGACCAGCACCCACACCTTTGACAGCACCTGATACGGCTAATGGAACTGTATACATTACTGCTGCTGTCTCTCCAAATACTTGAAGTCTTTCTGTTAGTCTTGCTAGAGCTGCATCTCTTCCCTGCAAAGTTCTTAATCTTTCTTCATCGCTTTCTTTATCAAACAACATGTCTGTAAAAGTATCTACATCATCAGTAGCAACTGCTGCATCTACCGCAGCTATACTTCCTAGTTGTTGTAACTTAGTTAGTTTTGATAAAGCACTAGCAACACCTAGCCCCGGTATACCAAATTGAGTTATTACTTGTGCTGTCTTACCAGCTGTACCCTGTACGTCTGGTTTAATAGAATCAAAGAAATCATTAACGTCATCTGTTACGTCTGTATCAAATAAAAGATCTATACCAGTTGTTGGTATGGTGGCGATCCCTTGAGGTATAGATACAACACCAGCAGCTATGCCTCGGCCTATGTCTCCTATGCCAGAACCAGATTTAGATCTACTTAATCCTGTTTTAGTAGCTCTTTCAGAGGCTTTTTTAATTTCTTCTGGGTCATCACTTTCAACAAATATTCTTTCCCCAGTATTCAAAGTTATTATAGGCATAACTTTTTATGGCTTTCTTATAATTCTCTTAGATAGTTCAACTGGATCATCATTTAATTCTTTCATTAATGCTAACATTGAAATATTGTTTAATGGAATATTAAGGTTGTTAGTATCATATACTTCTCCGTCTTTATCCCCTGTTAACTGTTCTCTAAATTGAGCTAACAATAGACCTGATGCTAATATAGATTCTTTTGTTAATCTTTGAGCACCAGCCTGTATGTCTTGTAATCTTGAAATATCTTCATCACTCATTCGTAATAACTTTTCTTGATCTGACAACGCACCCTCTTGTCTAGCTTGTTCTGCATACGCTGCTTCACCAAAATCAACCAATGCATTTCTAGGTACATAACCTTCTGTTGGTTTCATCATAGCCATAAATCCTGCCATCATTTGTTTTGCAAATTCAGGATCCTTACCAACCTTTTCAGTGTAGCTTCCGGGGAAAGATGCTAAGTAGTCTACAAATGAAGGCTCTGTTCTACCTGCTGACGTTGCTCTTTCTAAACTGTTTTGATAAAGAATATCTTTTAATGCATCTGATTCGTCTTTTTCTGTAGAAGGAGGAAGTTTAACTTCTGCTGCTTCACTACTTTTCTCATCATCACCAGTTAAATAATTGTATCCAGCCAGTCCAAGACCACCGTATATGCCTGCTCTAGCAGCTCCTCTTCCTATACCGCCTTCACCACCCGCTTTTTTAAGGGCTTCTTTACTAATATTAGTAGCTCCTCTACCAATAACAGTAGCTGGAACAGCAAGTTCAGGTGGTAAAATTCTTTTTGCTTTTTCTGTTTTGGTTTCTTTTTTAGTATCAGACTTTTTCTTTTTAGCTTCTACTTTATCTTTCTTTTTAGGTGTAACTTTTTTTATTAATTTTTTAATACCCTCTGTAAATATTTTAGATCTAGCAGATCCACCAGCAGCCATCATCACAGGCTCTAGACTAGCTATACCACCAGCCTCGTATCTTCTGATCTCTGGAGTAGCTGTACTAGATCCTTCCATAATGTATCCTCCTGTCATTTCTCCAGGATCCATCATTCCTTGAAAAGAAGCTAATTGATCTTGTAATGCTCCTATGCCTTTTTTTTCTTCTTCACTTTCATCTTCCATGTCTTTTGCATCAGCTACTTCTTGTTCTTCTTTTTCGTTTACTTTTTTAAGATCTTCGTTAGCTTGATCTAATGCATCATCTTCAATACCAGCTATAGTTTTTATATCACCCATGAACTCTTCGTCTGTGGCTAAATCATAAGTAACATCTCCAGCTAAAGTTGCTGAAGGTATGCCTACATTTACACCTGGGTTAGATAATATGGATTGTATGCCACTAGGTTTAAATGCTTTGTTTGCAACTCGTCCAGTTTTAATAGCTCTGTTTGCAGCGATCCCAGCTGGACCTAATGCATATAAAGGAAGTGTTGCAATATCAACAGGATCTTCATAATCAAAAACGTAGTCTTTAAAGTCTTGTGTAAAATCACCTGCCGTTTTTGGAGCATTGCCTCCACTAGAAATACTAGATATTCTCTCTTCTTCTGCTATTGCTGCATCTAGCTGTTCGTTAGTCATTCCACTAGGAAAGCCCAATTTTGCCAACATACTTTGTCTTTTTGTATTTACATCTCCACCATTGGCGTAGTTTCTAATTGGGGCAAGTCCTGATGTAATACTCATTACAGCACCTTAGAATAATCTACAGCGTAGTAACCATCTTTTACTATTACTGCATCTGGTTTAACTTCTAATACTTCTTGTGCTAGTACGCCTTCAGCTGGCTCACTTTCTGCGCCTAACTCTTTACTTTTTTCGTTCCAATCCCATGTGTACCAACCAATACCAGGTTCTAGTTCACCAACTTTTTTAATGTTAGTTTTTAAATCTGTATCACTAAACATTCCAGCAAGAGTTGCAACAGTCCCTATGGCTCCAGCTGCTTTAGAGAAAGAACTTGGTGCTTGATAAGACTGAGGTTGATAAGCACTTGAACCAGTACCACCAGAGATACCACCCATTGGTGATCCAGCTAGTAACTGTTGACCTTGCATTAGTCTTTGTAATGGCTCTCCAGCAAGTTGTTGTGCTCCAGCAAACTGTCTTGATAGTCCTGCTTGTTGAGTAGCTTGACCCTGTTGACCTAATTGATTTAGCAATCCTATCTGTGCGCCCAACTGACTTTGTCCTTGTTGTCCTAGACCAGCAATGCCTTGACCAATCTGCCCATATTGTTGTCCTAACCCGGCTTGCATAGATCCTAGTCCACCTAACGCCTGACCACCGGCTGCTATGTTAGATCCAAAGCCACCTAATGCCTGACCTCTAGCTACCTGTTGTTGTCCTAGACCAGCCATTTGACTACCTAGTGCTGCTTGTTGCCCACCTATGGATGCTTGTTGTCCGCCTAATCCTGAGAATAATTGTGACTGTCTAGCTATTGCATCTGCACCTTGTCCTTGGAATTGACCAAGTTGTCCTGCTCTTTGTAATTCTGATGAAGCCCCTTGTGAAGCAAGGCTTCCAAGTTGTCCTGAAATACCACTTAATAATCCTGCTTGTTGTGCTTGTCTTCCTTGTTGTGCTTCAAATGATTGTCTTGCTGCATCTTGAGCTCTACCAAATCCTTGACTTCTAAGAGCACCTACAGCTTCTGCAGCTCCTCTACCTGTTTGTCTTGCTAATTCTTCTTGAGTTATTCTTCCTCTTGATCCACCAAATGCTCCAGCTGATACAGCTCTATCTCTAAGACCAATGTCTGCTTGGGCTGACTGTCTGTTAATATCTTGTAATGTTTGTTGAACTACTTGATCTTCGTAAGGATCCATGAATCTAGATGTAGAAACTGGATCAAACATTCTAGTAGATCCTGCTCCTGTCATTGCAGCAAGATTTAATCCAGACTCTGCTTTGCTTGGATCAAAAACAGCACCTCTTGATATTCCTTCTGCTTCACCAAAATCAGGAGAAGCAGTTTCTGCAAATTCTCCTGCTCTACGTAATGCACCTATGCCACCAGCTACAGTTTCTGCACCTGTGCCTATCATGCTTTCTGCTGCATCTGAGAACCTTCCGGCTCCTCTAGCTAAATCGGATCCTTCTCTTTGAAAGCCTATGCCTTCTTGTATACCAGCTTGAGCCTGTGGCAAAAAACCCATAGCAGCATCTAAGTTAGCTTCTTGTTTACCATACAACCCAGATGCTTGGTCTAGGCTTCCTTGAAAGTTTCCTAATCCACCTGCTGCTTGACGAGCCTGTATTTGTAATGGTGTAAGTCCTGCTGTTTGTTCTATAGGGATATCTCTAGGTTGAGATATTAACCCTTCGTACTCTCCCGGAGATCCAAAGTAAGATGCTAGTAGTCTTCTAGAGTAGTCTTCCATGTATGGAGAGACAAAAGAATAACCTGTTTGAGGCGTAGTTATTACTTCAGCCCCTGGTCCCATTTTTGTTTTGCTATCAAGTATTCCCATTATTTATACATCTTAGCCATTTCTTCAGCTTTTTTTTGAAAATCATACATCTGACGAGCACCCATTAATCTTTGTTCGTATTCATCATCTGGGTTTGCACCGGCCATAATACCCATACCCCTAACTGCAGCTGAGTTAAAGATAAATTCACCATCGCTTAACATAGCTGGTATCTTGTCTCCTCGCTCGCCACCGGGACCTGTTACTAATTCTTCTCTTTCTGGAAACTCTTGTGCATCAACGTAAGTACCATCTTTAGCATATAGCTGGCTTTGTATACGCCTTGAACCCAAGGTGTCTACGTATGTAGCTTCTTTAGGCGGTGCAACTAAAGGTGAGAAAGGTACACCCTTTGCTTCTGAATATATTTTTGATACTTCACTTGGATAGAATCTATAAGCAGCAGGAGTTTCATCTCTTGCATCAATTGATATGTCTTGTCCTGGAGTAATGTCTTTGTATTGTAAGTCTTGATATAAAGAACCTCGGCCGTCACCTACTTGCGGTGCACCATAAGCCATAGCGAGACGATCTGATTCAGGTATGTTACTAACTACTTGGTCAGTGGCTACTTGATCAGAAGGCGTAACGCCTAATACATCTCTCATATAATCAAAGTCTGGATTTCTTGCTAAAAATCTTTCAATGTTTCCAAGGTCAGGAATACTTGCTATCCCACCCATATCATATCCAGGGACATCGTAACCAAATTTGTTTTCAACAAGTGCTGGATTCTTTTTAGCTAGGGCTTTTATGCCTTTATTTCCTTCAGATAAACTTTTCATTGTTAATCTTATTATATTGTTATTGTAGTATTTCCTGCTACCTTAATCGTAACAGAACCTAATGATGACTGCAGCTCGTAACCCTGTGGATTCACAGGAGTATGTAACTGTACCCATCGGTTGCCAGTATATACTTGCAATACACCGATAGACGTATTCCATATTACATCACCTTGATTAAAAGCCAAAGTAGTAATCTCAGAATCATTAAACTGTGGTGTTGAGTTAGGATCGAACTGTCCTAAGTTAATTTCTAGTATTCTAACTAGACGATTGAACGTTGTTGAATCAACATTGTTTAA